AATCCGGCTCAACTTATCAAAACAAACGCCCGTTACCTCGTTTGTTTTAACGGGGTAACGGAACAATGTTTTGAACATCTTAAATTTGTCATGCGGCAATAGGTTAGAAACAAATGCCATAAAATCCGTAATCGGTTGGCAAATGTCAAACGACGTTATACGGGTGCGGGCGTGAAAATTAATGCGCTGTTGGTGATAAATAGCCTTATTTATCGTTTTGCGCTTTTTCGGCTTCGTTATCCGTTTTTTTATTTCGTCTATACTCAATCCCATTGTCGTTGGTAAATTTAAAATCGCTGTCTTTAGGTAACTGCCAACCGCCGTTGTTTGGCATCCTCAACAACCTTTCGGCGTGCTTAATCTCCAATTCCTCGGTTAAACCATGCGGCGGACAAACTAATTTAACCTTTGTAACCTTTGCCGCCATATCGTCAACCGTTTGCGGGTTTCAAATCGGTTAGCGGGTTGAAATCCGGGGTTACAATTGTGAGGTTGTCCGAATAGTTCGGTAAAAACGCCCATTGTATTGCGTTGCTGTCCGGGGCTTCCAATCCGCCATGCGTTTTGTCGCCAATGAACAAAGAACGAATTGGAATAGGATAATACGTTGTCTGGGTCGTTTCGTCTTGAATAGCTTCAATACTTCCGTTTTCATCAAACAGATAGATGCCCAAATTGTCCGCCCAACTTTCGCATTGCAATTCTTTCATTGCCTTAATTACTGATTGGGGGATTTTACGCATTACGCCCGTGAACGGGTTCGGTTCACGCCCTATAATTTCCTCAACGCCTCCCAATGTTTCGTTACCGCCGCCAAAGGTTCGGGCGGCTCCGGCTTCGTTGGTCGGGGCTTGGATATACGGGGAAACAACAATTTTTGTGCTATCATCCGCCGACAATAACGGCGTCCATGATGCAAGCAAAATAATTGCCTTTTCCGCGGTAAAACTGTTTTTGCTTCCATCGTCTTTGGTTAGACGTTGAAACGCTACCTTTTGGATTTGCCCGAAATTTTCGGTGCATTTTACGGCGGGAATATCGGGCAATGAAGCCGCCGCCGGACACTTACAAGTAATCATACTCTTTAAATTTTAACGTTAAAAATTATATTTGTTACCTCGTTGGGCTGTCCCTTTGCCCTCTGTATTACTTCTACGTTGCAAAGTTATAAACTTTTTCCGTTATAAACTTGCATATCTCAATTAAATTGTTAGTTACGACGTTTAACGCCCCGGTTTGCGTGTGCGTATGGTTGTATATTACCGTCGGCAATCTCTTTTTCGTAAATCCCGGTTAATCCGTCCTCCGGGTCGTCGTGCGTGTTCGCATCGAAATTGCGCAAAAAGGTGGTAACATGGTCGTAAATCGCTTTGTACCGGGTTTCCCAACCGAACGGCATAATAATACTTTGATTTACCATTGCGGACGCCGTAATTATCCGGCTTTCCTTATTGCCGCCTTGATAAAACGGGTCTGTCATTGCCCGCATTTTCTTTTTAATAACCTTTTCGTAACCCGCACCGCCGTTGTTACTCTCAACCCATACTTTTTGCGTGCCGTTCCTGTTAATCATTGCCGGAACGGTTACGGTTGTAACGTCCGTATTTTCGTCCGTCATTTCCATATCCGTAATTAAAGCAAATAACAACGGTTCCATACGCTTTGTTTTCTCGTTGAAAATCATGTTGTCCGATTTATAAACGTCATACGTGGCGGCAAACAAAAGGTCGTCCCCCTCATCGGCAACATCTATGTATGCGCCGGAACGTATGTACGTGCCGTAATCGGATTTTTCAACCCATGTTTTGAACGGTTGATATAATCGACCCTCGGCGGAACCGGGGTTGCCTTGATAGAGGCATTGAAATTGTACCGGGTCTAATGCTTTTTGCGCTTCCAACTTTTGCTTACTGTGTCGGCTTTCCCATAATGCCGCCCCCGGTTTCCGGGGGTCTATCTCGGTCGGTTCCCCGGTTTTCAATCCCTCAAAATTTATGCGCACCCACGCCCCCGGCGGTATGTTATCCAAATCAGCCCAACGGGTTACATCAATGATTATTTCCCCGCTCTTTTCAATGCGCCCTATTAAATCGTCGTCGTGCCATCGGGTAAATACTATAAGTTCTTGGCTATCGTTGTGCAAACGGGTACGAACAACGGTTGTGTACCATTTCCACGCCGCCGCCCGTACTATCGGGCTGTTACCCTCGGCGTAATCCTTATAAACGTCGTCCAATATCGACACGTCCACGGTTTTAGAGGTCAAAGAACCACCACGACCCACAACACGCAACGACCCCTTACGCCCTACCATTTCGATAACGTCCGAATTGCGTAAATACGTGTTTGCCATCGTTACGACGTTGGAACCGTTTAGATATGTGCCGGGGAATAATTCACGATACCGGGGCGTGTCAATGATACGTTGAACGTCCCGGTTGAAATCCCGTGCAATCGTGGCGGCGTATGAACCTATTACAATTTTTAAATCCGGGTTCAATCCCTCCATGAATGCGGGTAACTTTCGGCTCGACCCCTCCGATTTACCATGTTGCGGCGGTTGCTGTACAATCATCTTTCGTATTTTGCCGTGCGCAAACATATCCAAAAGCGTATAATAAACCACGTGGAAAGGCTCTAATACTAAATCCGGTTGCATATACCGGGCAAAGTTGATAAGGCGTTTACGGGCGGCGGCTTTAACAAGCAAATCCGGTTGTTGCCGGATTGCGTCGTATATCTGCAATAATTGTTCGTTGTTCATTGCTTTGCTCCTTTCTCCCATTTAGAACACGCCCGGCGACCTCGGACAATGTAAAATTCGTAATGCGGGCAACGTAAACAAATCGGGTTCCCGTTTAAATCCCGGTGTCTATGGTCGTCCGTTATCCATTCGGAAAAACGGCACGTATCGCAAATCTCGGTTTGCCATTCCGGTTGCTTGGTTCCCGGACGGGGTGCGGTTATTCTCTTTGCCATTATTGCGCCCCTCCTTTCTCCAACAATGCCTTTTGATATTCGGCGGACTGCAATTTATCAGCCAAAGCAAACAACATATCGTCCGGGATTGCCTTAACATCGTACTTTGGTTTATCGTCGTCGGTCGTGGCGTTATATCCGGGTATCTCAATTTTAACGGGTGCATCAAACCCTAACATCTTTGCCCTGCGTTGCTGAATGTTCAAAAGCAAATCCAAAAACCGGGGGTTCCCGGCGGACGTTTCGGTTGCGGTTTCATTGTACCCGTAATATTCCGGGTCGCCGTCCTCGGCATCGGTTTTGATTGGTCGCCCTTTGTTGGTTTTCTCTTTGGTGCGCATCTTTCCGGTTTTCGACGCCTCCCACGCCTCCCATGCTTGTTGCTCCATCTTATCCAATTTGCGCAATTCTTGTGTAACGTATTCGTCGATATTATCCAACCGTTCCCGTTTCCACTCAATAAGGCATTGTTGCAAATCGTAATAAACCATTTGAAAGGTTATTGTATAACCCATTCCACGCGCGGACAAATCCCGGTTCAATGCGTCCGCAATTTCCCGGTACGAATACCCACGCAAAAACAAATCGGAACAAAACCGAATGTCGTAAATTCGTTGTTCCTCGGAACGTTTATTATAGCCTAATGGCTTCTTTCTCTTTTTCATAGTCAAACCTCCTTTGCTGTCAAATCGTACTCCCATACATAGCCGCCCGCCGTTTTATATACTCCTTTACAACATCGGGTAATCGTTATATTTTTTATTCCCGTTTTTCTTTCCGCTTCCCTTATGGATTTATACCGGGCAATTTCGTTTCCGGCTTTTGAACGTTGTATTACAGCTTTAGCAATTTTATTATGTTTGCCGTTATATGTATTATTATACTGATTATCGCACCACTCCAAATTATTGGCATTATTATTAAACTTGTTTTCGTCCTTATGATTTATTTGTTTCCAATTATTTGGATTTGGAATAAATTCCATTGCAACTAATCTATGTACCATTAATGCAGTTAGTTTGCCGGACTTATATAACCTTACTTGCAAATAGCCCTTACCGCTTACTGTTGGCTTTAGCAACTTACTTTTTCCAGTTCTTCCATAATTGAGGCTTTTTACATTACCATAATTGGATATTTGGTAATTCTCAAAACCGGATATATCTTTCCAAACTTCCATATCTTTTTTTTGCAAAGATAATAAATGTTTTTCATTTGCAAGTTATTTGCGGGGAATTTCCATTTTAAGAGGCTTTTGTTATTAACTCAATACTTTTATCGTCTTAATGGTTATCTTTTAACCACGGGGCAAATTTACGGGTTTTCCGGGGCATTGCCAAACCTTTGTTATCTCATGTACATAAACGGCAAAACCCCGGCTTTGTTTCCGGGGCTTTTATGCCTATTGTCCTATACCGTTTTCGTATCTCCCATTTGAGCAACGAAAATAATGTTGCGTTCCACGGGGGTTGCTGTATTCCGTTCCCCCTTTTATCATCTTCAACGCCAAACATACCGGGGCGGGCTTTCCATTTACCGGAAATTCCGGGTTAAAATATCGACACGTTCCGCATATCTTTTCGGGGCGTCGATTATCCGGGGCGCATTCGGTCGGCATATTCGGAATTATATCCGGGCAATTATTTTTTGCTTTCATGCTTTTGCGCTTTGATAGTTACCCATTAACCCGGATAATATCCGGTCGGCGGTTGTTCATCGCCATTCTCTTAATCTTTCATCCCAAATAATGCAAATGTTAGGATTAGCAAACATCATACGGGGGTTCTTACAATTATCTTTCATTGTTGCGCCCTCCTTTTCGGTTCTTTCGTTGGTTCTTTGCCCGGCGTTTGTTTCGGGGGTTCTTTTTCAAATCGACCCGTTGGATTTGTATTTCGGAACCGGGGAACATAGCAAAGAAAGCCGCCATTGCTTCCACTTCTTTTGGTACATCGTGCGCCTCCGGTTTCTTGTACTCCCTTTTGCGTTCCGGTTGGTTTTCCATTTGGACGGCGGGGCAAACGTCGATAAGCGGGCAACCCTTACAAGTGTTCACGGGCTTTGCTTTCTTTTCGCTTTCGCAAATCGCTTTATATTTCCGGTCGTAATCCGCCGTTCTAAATCCGTGGTAATCGTCCCGGTGTGCGCTTGCACGTGTAAACATTTCCATTGCTTCAACCGCAATGCGGGCTAAAATAAAATCCGGGGTATCATTAAACGCCTTTTCCATTGAATTACGGTTTACTACCTCGGCAATCTCGTTAATAAATTGTTCTCTGTTAATCATCGCTCTATTATTTTTTGGGTTTATATTCTTGGCAACGTAAATTCCCGCACCTTTATTCAGATTTGAACGCCTCACAATAACCGTTCCCGTTTACGTCCTCATACATGAAATTGGAACAATCGCCGCAACCTTTGTTCGGTTCGTGCGGGTGTGTCCGTTTATAATTTGGGTCGGTTTGGCGTCCTTTTACTTTGTCGTATGCCATTTCCAACAAATCCCGTTGCGGTATGCCTAATATTGCAGCGGAATGAAATACAACGGCGTTAAGGTCTGCCAATTCATCAATTACGGCGTTCATGCGTCCGGGGTCGTCGAATGTCGGCATTGCGTGTTTTACCGCCTCTTTGTACTCGTTAAATTCTTCCTCCATTTTCCGGCAACGGGACGCAATATTTGTTCCGAACAACTCATTAAACAGATTGGCAATTTGAGCAACAACCGGACGGGCGGGTTGCTCCGTGTAATTCTCGGCGGGGGTTCCTTTTGGTTCAAATTCCCGTTTAAAATCCTTTTCCGGGCGTGCGGTAAATCGTCCGTTCAATTCCCGGATAATATACCAACTTTCCGGCACGTCAACGAATATGCCGTTGCCATTGGGAAAAGAAAATATTGCTTTGCCGTCCGGTGTGCGGGGCGTTACAACGGTTCCCCCTCCGGTAAACCTCAACACGTCGTCCACATTGTCCCGGCGAAATTGGATTGCGTCAACCTCTAACAAGGTGCGACAATACCGGGTTCCCGCCGTGGCGTCCGGGTCAACTAAACGGGTGCGCATTTCCTCCGGGTATTCCTCCGGGTCGTACTTCATAAAAACCGATTGCCTACCATCGGCATAAAAGAACTCAATAAGACGGTCGCCCAATCGTCCCCGGATTGCCTGTTTTAACGCCTCAATCCTTTGTCCCTCGGCTTTATCGTTTCCCTCGCTTCCATTTTGCGCCCAACTCAAACGTATTGAGGTATCGGACGCCGTAACCTCAATTTCTTGTTTTGTTATGTCCTCAATCATTGCGCACATATCGCAATCAAAGGGGCTTAATACTTGTTTGTTCATCGCTCTAAAAATTTATTTGTTATTACTATCCGGGTCGGCTTCAACCTTAACCCCGGCAATTGTTCCGTTATAATTAAATTCCAATGTTTCGACGCCCTTAAATCCCCCGACGATACGCAACAAACGCCAATAAATCGTTTTCCGGTCGCTCCTATGGAATTTATCGCATTGCCTACCAATTCCGGGACAATCTTCCCTTTTGATTTTGCAGCGAACGCAACGTTGCGTAAACATTGCGGGGTTGTTGTTGGCAAATCGTGCATCCGCCGCCGTCCATATCTCGGCAATCAATACCATACCCCGGTAAACGCAACGTTCGCCGGGGTTGTACTCTCTGTTTGGGTCGAACGGTTCGGGTTGCTTTACTCTCATTCTTTGCCCGCTTCGTTTACATAGTCAAACAATGCGTCCAAATCTTCCTTTGCGCCTTTTACGCAAATTCGCACCCTATCGCCGCCCGCTAATGCGGTTTCGACAATCTCGCAATTATACAGGGGGGCGTTTATCTGTATCATTGCCGCCGTGGTATTCGTTACAAACTCGTTTCTTTCTTCCATGCTCTCGGATTTTTGTAGTAAATAAAATGTTTCCGTTGGTTCGTTCTCGCTTTGGCACGCCCCCAACAAAAGCGTTGCCAAAGATAACAATAAAATCTTTGCTTTCATCGTTTTACCTTTCTTTTAATCCATATAAACCGTATGCCAATGCCGACAAACAATATTTTTGCCTCAATGTCAACGTAACGGTCGTAACCGTTGACCGCATCCACGGACACGCCGGGAACAATAAACCAACTCTTATATTTCCAATATTCCCGGACGTAAACAGATACGCCAACCCGTCCGATATGGAACCCAATTTGCGCCGTATGTACGTCGCCATTGTTGCGGATAATTCCAACTTGTTTTTTACTCATTTCCTTTTCTGTTTAATAATTCGTAACTCTGTTTATCAACTACCAACGCCCGTGGGTATTCGGTTATAACGCCCTTTGTGTAAACCAAATTGTAAATACCTAATTGTCCCTTAATTGGAAACTCAACAACCCGGCGGGGGTTCCGCATCAGCCAACCGAACCCCTTTGTAATGGATTTACGTTTTTCGGGCGGTATGCGGGTATTCTCCCAATCTTCCGGGGTAAAATCGGCGACGGGCTTAACGTCGTACAATTCAACCAACCCCAACGTTACCCCGCTTTCATATCCGGCAATTACCGGATTAGCGGACGAACAAACCATTAAATCGCCCCGGTACGGCGTGTTTTTGCTTCGTACCTCAATACATTTTTCGCCGTAAACAATCCCGTTGTCCTCATACGCCGCCGTTACCAACTGCGTTGCATACGGGTTTTTAACGGTTAATGCACGCCAACGGTCGTGCAATTTCGGTTTATAATCTTTGTTATTATACTGCATTTTCGTTTGATTTTTCGTTGAATAAATCGTAATTCGCCGGGACACAATAACCGGACAATGTTTCCCGCTCAATCCCGGACGCTCTTATAAAACTATCTTTCCAATATATCCGGGGCGTTTTGTCCGGGTGCGCCTCCCAATAGTCGAACACGTGGTTGTAAAACATCAATGTTTCCCGTTTGGTATATCTGCAACCGCTTTGCAATCCTATCTTAAACAAGTCAACAAAGGGGTACGACAAAGCAATTACAGAAAACGCCCGGTCAAACATTCCCACGGGGATTGGTTCCACGCTCGCAAAGGTACGGAACCCGTGGCGTTTTGCCCGCACCAATGCGTTTATCCGCATCCGGTTTGGGCTTGCTTTGGGTTCCAATTCGTCGCATCCGGTCAACGTGGAACCAATGGCAATACGGGATTTGTCCCAACCCTCGGACGCCTCGGCAAAGTCGATTAAAATATTGATACCCTCGGCGCATTTACTCAATACCTTTACCGGGACGCCGTGGCGTTGACAAACGCCGATTGCTTGACGGGTCAACCTTTGCGTTTCCGGCAATAACGGGTCGGTCGTGAATGAAAAGAACAACCCCGTTTGTTTCAATTCGTCCTTATGCTTCAACAACTCATTCGTAAATATATCCAATGCGTATGGATATTCTCGTAATGCCTTTTTCAATTCCGGGGTATTGCCTCCCAACACTTTTGCGCCCCGCCCTTTGCGCAAATAACAATACGTACATCCGTTGGAACAACCAACGTAAAAGTTGGCGGCGTTCTCGGCATATTCCCCGGCTTTTCCCTTTGGGCTGTAAATAACCCGTCCGTTTATCGCTCCCATACTCAAACAGATTAAAACGGTAAACTGTCGGTTTCGTTGGGGGCGGGTGCATCCGGCACGGGCGGCGGCGGGGCTTGCGTTCCGGCTCCGGTTCCTTTGGGCGTCAACATTTCCATATCGGTTGCGACAATCTCGGTAATATATCTTTTCACGCCTTGCGCATCGTCATAACTCCGGGTTCTTAATTCCCCCTCAATATAAAGTTTATCGCCCTTTTTGACGTACTGATTAGCAACCTTTGCTAACCCATTTTGCAATACAATGTTGTGCCACTCGGTACGCTCCGGGATTTGCCGCCCGTCCTTTGTAACATAACCTCGTTTCGTGGTTGCCAACGAAAAGGTCGCAACACAACCGCCGTTGTCGAACTCCTTAAAATCCGGGGCTTTTCCGGTATGCCCTAATAAAGTAACTTTGTTTACACTCATAACTATTTGAATTTAACACCATCCAACAAATACAATTTCTTATTATCAGACCAACCCGCCGCCATGTTTAAGGCTTTCCGGTCGTCGTCATGCACAAACTCGCAATACCACGAATTGCCGCCAACGTTCGCTTTTTCTTTTAGTCGTACCAATTTACCGACAATGCACCGGGCAAACTTGGCGTATGCGCTCGTTTCCGATATATGGATAATACGACGTTCGGCGTTTATTTTTGGCAATTCTTCGATTTGCGGGCGTTTTTCCTCGGCGGGGTATCTTTGTACCCTCTGAAAGTCTTTTTTGATTGACGACCGGGAAATTGCCCCGTAATCGGGTTGCCTCTTTTTGGTTCTCATTTTTTATATCTCCATTTATAACCCTTATGCAAATTTCCTTTCCCTTTACATACCTTACAAATTGCCGTTGCCGAAAAATTGCCTTTTCGGGCGGCTTCCTGTATGCTAACAAACACATTTACAACAATACCGTTTTTTATTTGCTCAACCGCTTTTTCGTGGTGCGGGTTCGCTTTTTTTCCAATCCATTTAGATTTTGTTATTGGGTTATTCTGATTTTCTTTAACCGTAACCCAACGCAAATTATCTGCATGGTTATTGGCTCGGTTGCCGTCGATATGGTCGATACATGGTTTGTTTTCCGGGTTCGGAATGAAAGCCGCCGCAA